CGGGGGAGTCGAGAGCTCGATCGCCGTCTCCCCGAGTTTGTTGAGTCGCCAGTTTCCGATCGTGTAAAGCGCGGCGAGGTTATAAACCTCGAGATCGAGCGCCTCGTTTCGAGCTCTCGTCTTGATGTACTCGCGGACGAACTGTCCGCCCTTCTTCACGCGCCGAACCCGCTTCTCGCTCGTGAGCTGCTCGAGATATTCGTCGTCGACGAAGTGAGGAAGGTGCATGTAACCGGCGCCGGCGACCGGGATCTTCATGCGCGCGAAGATGCGATCCTTTGCCGTGTCGGTTCCGATCGTGTAGAGCTTCACGCGGTAAGAATTATTGAGCGAGAACTTTCCGAGGATCGGTTGAGCGGCCTCGCTCGATCCCTTGAGGGCGTAGATCCGGCGACGCTGTCGCCCCTTCACGAACCGATAGACGTCGTCGGAGTTGTGACCGCCGGAGTCGATCATCGCGCAATGGATCCGGACCTTACGGCCGGAAGCATGCTCGAACTCGGTAAGGAGAAACTCGTCGACATCGTTCCAGACGTCGGTCTGTCCGGGATCCCCGAAAAATGCCTGATAAGCGATCAGCCAAGACTCTTCCTTCGCTCCCCATCCCTTGACGACGACCTCGAGTCGATCGCCCTGGACGTCGACCGCGGCCGTGAGGATCCCGACGCCGGCCGGGACGTCCGCGGCGTAATCCTCGCATCGGCGCCGGAGCGTGTGAGGTTCGAGCGAGTCCCCTTGCTCTTCCCAGGTCTCGCCGAGTCGGAGGTTGATGAACGCCTTCATCTTCTCGGGGTTCTTTTCCTCGTTCGCTTCGTGCCACTCCTGGGCGAGAGCTTTCCAGTTCTGTCTCCAGGGGGAATAGAGCGCGTTGATGTAGAACCCGACGATCGGCCGACCAGGGAAGCGCGCGACCCAGGTTCCCGCGTCGAGCATAGACTGTTTCCGGTACTCCGGGATCTTCGCTTTGCAGCTAACGCAAACGTAGAACACGGATCCCGCGACGACCTGTCCGTCGGCGTCGACCGCGTACGTGAGCCGATAGTCTCGCGGTTTGTTCTCGCCCTCGTCCGGATCTCTCCAGAGGAGCGGTTGAGAAAACCCGCACTCGGGACACGGGACGCAAAACAAACGCTGATCGCTCCGCTCGAACGCTTTCTCGATCGCGGAGATCCCCTTCGGTTTCGCCGGCGTCGAGCCCTTCACGATCTTGTAGTTTGCGAACGCGTCGGTCCGGCGTGTCCCGATCATGATCGGATCGCCCTCGCCCTCGACGTCCAGGGGATAACCATCGATCTCGTCGAACAGGACGACAGGGACCGGATCCGATCGGAGCCCCGAGCCGGCGTTCGCGCCGGTGAGTTTCAGAAAACCGCCGGGGAACTCTTTGAGCGAGAGAGTGTTTCCGGACTTGCGCGAGATGCGATCGCGGACTTTGATTTTCAACGTCGCGGTCGCCTCGATCATCGGCGTGATCCGCTTTTTCCCGTAGTCCTTCGCGTTGTCGATCGTCGGTTGAACGAGCATGATCGGTTTCGGATCGATGTCCATGAAGTAGCCGACGACGTTGTTTATCACGGCGTCCGAGTAGCCGATTTGCGTCGACTTCTGGATCACGACTTCGTGAACGAGCGGATCCAGGATCGCGTCCATCATTTCGACCTGAAACTTTTCCGCGTGAAACGGTCCCGGCCGATCGGTCGTCCCCTTCGGCATGATCCGGTGTTTCTCCGCCCATTGCGAGACGGTGATGTCTTCCGGCGGAGCGAAGAGCGCGAGCGCGTCCTGTCGACGCTCGCGGTAAACCTGGAGCGCGCGCGGATCGTCCTCGAGCCTAAAAGACTCGGGGAGCTTGAACGACGTCGGCGTCGTCGGGGTCGAATTGGCTGAGACACTCAAGAGCGTTTTTTAGGGATCGATCGATTTTCACTTGCGAGACAGCGAGATCAGTTTCGCCGAGAACTTCGGCCGCGAGCCTGGGGGGAAGCGCGAGGATCCGCGTCCGGATCTCCGTCACGATCGCGAGGATGTCGCTCGTCGCCTTCTCGATCGAGATGAGCTGCTCGCGCTTCTCGGCGAGCGAGATCTGGGCGAGCTCCGCTTCGATCGACAGGATCTTGTGACGCGTCGCGGTCGCCGAGCTCACGGGTCCGCCGGCGTCGCCGTCGCCGTCTTCCGGGAGCGCGCGCTCGACGAGCTTCCTCTGGAGATAACGCACGTACCAGCGGAAACACGCGACGACGTCGTAAACGCCGCGCTCCGCCCGCGGGAGTCCTTCCTTCGCGAGCTGCTGGATCCGCCTCGAGCCGAGGTTGAGTTCGCTCGCGCACTCCTCGAGTTTTCCGATCCAGGTCGGAACGCGGCGACTCACGATCTTCGCCGGCGCCGGAGACTTTTTCTTCGACTTGTTTTTATTCGAGCTCGACCTCTTCACGAGTCGAGTGTATCCGGAGAGCCGGCGAGCGGCCGCGTAACTTAGGACGCGCGCCGATCGGGGGTCGTCGCGAAGAGCTTTCGATCCTCGAGATACTCGACGAGGAGCGCGATCTTCGGGATCGGGACGCGGTTCACGAGCTCGAGGATCTCGTCGTCTCGGAGCGTGTACTCGAGATCGGGCTCGACGACCTCGCCTTCGTGAGTGACAGCCGGCCGGCCTTTTTGGAACTCGATCGTGAGCGTGATCGACGCCGTTCGCGCGAACTCGAGAAGCGCGCGGGCGTAGATCCATAGTCGGCCGAGGGGTCGAAGTCTGATGACCAAGTCGATCGAGCCATCATGCTTCACTCTGCTTTGAGTTTTGAACGCCCACTTCGGGATCTCCATCGTTGAGCCTCTCGGTCGGAACCGCGCGCGTCCCGACAAAAACGAAATTGAAAGAGAGCGGTCCGACCTGGATCCGTTTGTACGCATACGCGGGAAATCTCCGCTCCAGGTCCTCGCCGATCTCGACGAGCATCGCCTCGACCCCCGCGGCGTCCCATCCCTTTCCCGGTTTCGGCCGGAGGACTCGGAGCGTGCATTTTCGATTCTCGAACGCGAACACCTTCACGCGGAGGAAGGTGACGATCGGAACGTCGCTCTCGCCGAAGTGTCTCACGAGGTTTGTATATCACGAGCAAAGTGGGAAGACTCCAGCGAAGCGAAGCCAGGAATATAGAACGTCACGCTGGAAAAGTTTCGCGGTCGCCGTCACCCGCGCGCGGGGTGGGTAGGGGGTAGGACCCGCGGTCGAAGTGGGAAAAACAGGTCTCCATCCTTGTGCAAGTGGTCCGAGGGCCAAGTGTCGCGCGCTCTGTGACATAGCGTGTGTGTTGTACAAGATGTGCATCATGCTCATCATGCGGATCCGGCCGGAGGAAGCGGGACGATCGGCGCGCGTGCGATCGGGATGAGATGGATCTCGACGCGCGCGATCGCATGGACCTCGTTTCGCTTTGACTCGATCACGACGATCTCGAGACCTGGAGCGTCGGCCGGCGGATCGATGAAGCGAACGCCGAGCTCTCCTGTAAACATGAGTTTGCAGTCGATACACTTCGCGGTGACGACTGCGTCGGGAAACGTGCGCGCCGGTTCGCTCATCCTTTAACCTCTCGGAGCTGCCTCAGACATCGAATGCAAGCGATCACATTTCGATCGGCGATTGCTCGCTCGCTTTGTAGAACTAGCGCACGTAACCATCGTGCCGCGATCGAGGTCGTCGGCATCGCTTCACAGTGCGCGATCATTCCTTTTGCTCGTTTCACTTCGACCTCGAGGTCCTCGATGATGGTCATCGAGCGACTATATAGACGCGACGGTCACTTGATCCCGAAAGTTGCGTCCGTGTGTTTCTGAGGATGAGCTTCCGCGATGTGTTTGTTCATTGCGGCCGCGCCGAGAGTTCGCGACGACGCTCGATTTCCGAGTCCGAACTTCGCGAGCTCGATCCGGTGATCGCACTCGTCACACGCGAAAACCAGACCGCTCGATCGCCGAATGACCTTATAGCCTTTCACGACTTGCTTCCCTGGATCTCGTCGACAAAGTTCTTATTGAAAATCCGCGCGAACGAGTCGCGGATCACGACCTGGGCGAGCTCGATCATGTGAGTCCGCGGACGAAGCGGAGCCGATCGCTTGAACGAATAGATCAGTTCTGAGTCTTTGCCGGATCGCTGAAACACGCCGACGCCTTCGACGAGATACGTGTTTTGCAGACCTGGGAAAACGGCCGTTTTTCCTTGGACCTTGAGACTGATCTGCAAGTTTTTATAGAGAAGCGCGGTCGGAATCGATGATGCAAACGACGGACGAGCCGCTTCGCCGGTGAGCGGAATCGCGAGCTCGGGTCCAGATGTCGGAAGTTTCTCTCCGCCTTCTTCGAAAAACCCGAGCAAGAGCGGCGAGCCCTGGACGCGGTTATCGATTCCGACGATCGCCGTGAGATCCGACGTCCTCGAGTACTGCAAAACTTTGAATCGGCCGGTGAGAAAGTTTTTCCGGATCGTGAAGTCGCGCGCGAGCTGCTCACGTTCGGCCTCGACGACGAGCTTCGCGACTTCGGTGATCGAATCGTTCAAAACGTAGGGAAGTTTCCGAAGGACTTTCTCGGCGAGCTTCACGACTTGCGAGATGTCGACCTCGATCTGATAGCTCATTCCGGTGTTCTCCAATGCAAGATCTGTCCGCGAAACGGGAGTCGACCTTTCCAGAAGTTCATCATTTCATCGAAGCTCTCGAATCCGTCGCGACGCGCGAGAGCTTCGCGCTCGTCTTCGGCGAGATAGAGTCCATCGATCCGGACGTCGTGAAGTTCGCCGATCTCGATCGACTCGATCTTGACGCATGGAACGCGCATCAGGAGCCGCGTTCCCTTTTGCCGGAGTCCGGTGTACAGGTGAAGAGTATTCCCCGGTTTGTCGGCGTGAGCGCGAAGAGATCGGATCGTGTGAGTCTTCGAACCATTGAGCACGAACGGGACGAACCGCTTTTTAAAGTTATAGATTCCCATCAGTTCGACCCCGCTTTCCGCGCGCGCTCGAGCGCCTGGGCGATCACTCGGATCGATTGCTCTTCATCGAGCTCGATGACCGACTTCGGATCCTCGAGCTCGATCCAGTCGTAAAACATCAGCCGGCCTTGTTCGCAAAAGTCGTTTGCTCGTTTGTTCGCGATCGAGCAGACCTCACACGTCGAGACGTGAGCCTCGAGCGCGGCGAGTTTGTCCGCTTGCGTCATGCGGGGATGGTTGCCGGCGCCGGCGTCTGCCGAGCTTTCGGTTCGACGCGCGTGAGAGTGATTTTCTTTTTGAACGCCTGGAGATCCGCGCGCTCGTAGAAAACGAACCCGCCTTTTCCCTTGTAATACGCGGGTCCTTCGCCGTTCGTCCGCCATTTCACGAGCGCGTGTTTGCTGTAGTCGAGAAACTTCGCGGCCTGGACCGTGGTGAGCATCCCCTTCTCTTTCGCGATTTTCTTCACTTCGTCTTTGAGCCTCATTTGCCCCCCTTTCGAAATTGTTCCGACGCTGGACAAGAGATCCAGTGCGACGTAAACGTCCCGTGTTCGACCGGGATTTTCTTGTCGTGAGGCGTCGTCCAAAAATCGATGATCGCGGGACAGCCGCGACAAACGACGCCCTCGTGACGCATGGTATAGCCGGCCGCTTTCGCTGCCTCGACGGTCGTCGGAAATGGAGATTTGTGATCGCGCGATCGCGAACCGACCCAGGAGCCGGCCGCTCCCGGTTGAATGCGGAGA